TATAGTTAGTAATGCTTTAGGAACAATATCGGCAATATTAGAAGCTGTAAATTTAGTTACTGCTGGTAATGATTTAACTGGTGCTACTGTTACTAGAATAAGAACAATGGCAAGATTTATTGATGCTGCAAACTTTAGTGGTGGTAGTAATCCATTAGGAACACCAGATCCTACGGCAGAGTTTAAACGTGAGATATATACAATAGATAGAAAAGCTACAGAAAACAGAGATATTGTGGAGTTTGAATTAGCAGCGGTATTTGATCTTGCTGGTATAAGAGCACCCAAAAGACAATGCACAAGATCATTATTTCCTAGCATTGGTACGTTTACGCAATGAGTTGGAAATATAAAGCATTACTTCATGCTCAACGTGAAGATCCTAGAGAGTCTTGTGGACTGTTATTAAATGTAAAAGGTAAAGAGCGATATTATCCATGCCGTAATCTTTCGATTACAGATAATCAATGTTTTATTATTGATCCAGAAGATTATGTAAAAGCAGATAATACAGGTGAAATAATTGCTGTTGTTCATAGCCACCCTATAACACCTCCAGAACCAAGTCAGGCAGATAAAATTAGCTGCGAGCAAAGTAAATTACCTTGGTATATTGTTAATCCTAAAACTGAACAATGGGGTGAATGTAAGCCAGAAGGTTACGTTCCAGATATTTTAGGTAGGCAGTGGGTTTGGGGTGTAACTGATTGTTGGAGTTTGGTGGTGGATTGGTATAAAAAAGAAAAAGGTATTGTTTTAAAAAATTATGAAAGAAATATGACTCCCGAAGAATTTTTAAAAGATCCTCTGTTTGAAAGTTATGCGTGGCGTACAGGTTTTAGAGAACTCAGATCAGATGAAAATTTAGAAGTTGGAGATGTTTTATTAATGTCGATATTGCACCCAACTTTAAATCATGTAGCTATTTTTCTTGGGGATATGGTTTTACACCATTTAGCAGATAGACTATCTTGTAGAGAGCCATATTCTGAGTGGTTGTTAAAATGTACTGG